CATAGGGCGAATGTTTTTAGACAGCCAAGAGTCTGACCCCATGTCAGCCTTCCAGCGGTCTGAAATGTTTTCTTGCTCTACCTCAAACAGCTTGGTGTCGTTGGCCATCTTGGCCAGTTCACCATCTTGCGCCATTTTAGAAAGTTCCAGTTGTGCCTTGGCCTTGGCCTCTGGGTCTGGAATCAACTTGTCAATGAGCTTGCCGCCCACATTTAGGAGTGCATCTAATCCAAGCATTTAAAGTCCAATCATTCCAAGAAGTTTATTTACGATTTTTCCAGCCAACTCATCAGGCAAATAGGGAAGCAGCCCAAGCACCCACCAAGCCACGCACAACCTGACAAAGACTTTACAGAAAAGGTCAAACTGTTTTTGGTACTCATTCACCTACCACACCTTGTTTTGGCACACAAATCTTGTATCTCAGCAATTCCCCAACCAACTGCACCAAGGAACATCACGATCACAACAGTGGCAACCGCCCAAGCCATATATTCTGCTTCTTCTTCTTTTCTTTTCTTTTCTTCTGCCTTGGCTTGTCTGGCTAAATGGGCATCTTCAATGTCCATTTGTTGCTGGCGCTTTTTAATCTTGTCCCACACGTCTGCACGGCCAGTAGCCTGGAATAACAACATCAATTCGGCCTCAAAACGCTTTGCCTCATCCAAGGCCATCTCGATTTGAAGCGCAGCACCTAAGTTTGATTTGTTGCCAGATCGTTTGGCTTCTACCATAGCTCTGGTAGCCACGCTCTTGGCGTCAAACATCTTGGCGATAGACGGGGCCAAGCCAGCTAGGTCATTTGCAACCTTGCTGGCTTTCTTGACTACGCTAATTGCGCTTTGTAGTCCCGCAAGCGCCGTGATGGGATCGATGATCATTTGTCAACTTTGCCATCCAGTTTGTCAAATATCTTACCGAGCATTTCCCGAACGTCTTTAATGTCGTTGCGATAATCATCGCGAGTGACATAGTTCAGGGGCATGTTGCGCACATCACCATCAAGCCGGTCAATGGCCTGATAGATGCGGTTCAATGTCCAACCACCAAAGAAGCCTGCTGCGGCCACAGAGATGTTGAATAAAACTTGGTAGTCCATCATTCTTTTCCATTGGCCATGCCAGTCAAGTCAATGCGCAGTGCGTTTTTGTTGCGTTGTGCAGGCGCCAATTGGTTTGGTTGTTGAAGAGCTTCTTTGACTTTGCCAGTTACTTCACGAGTACGGGCAAATTCAGCAGCTGGCTTTGCGCCTGGGAATCTCAAAGTTTGCAAAGCCTCAAGACCACGCAAGACAGCGCCAGAAGTGTTGCTGTAGTTCACCGCACCAGGCTGTTTGACAAGCACATCTTTGATGGCATCACGCAAATCCATAATCTCATTGCGGCCTGTTTTGCCAAACATGTATGTCAGTTTGTCTTCGGCATCAAGTTGATTGATAAAAGTGTTAAGGTTTCTAAAAGATGGCTGATCACTTTTAGTCAGCAAATCTTTCATTTGCTGTATGGTTTGGCCTTGCAGTTCTTTGTAGGCTTGTTGGCCTTCTGGGCCGGCTTTTTTGAGCAACTTGGTGACCGTGCGCATTTCTTCCAAAGAACCGTCAAGCACCACATGCTTAAAGACATCATCAAGCGCAATACGGCGGTCAGCGTAACCGGCTTTTGTGCCAAGCAGTTTGTCAACGCGAGACACATCTTCAAACTCTTTGGCCAACTGCGCTCTGGCAGCGCGTGCTTTTTGATACAACTCACCGCCAGCACCTTCACCCATTTGGGTGATGATGTTTTTCATAGGCTTGGCGTTTGCCGAGTCTTTGACCGTGCCAATCTGTTGGTAAATGTCTTCAAGCGCACGCACAGAGATTGTGCCTGTGCCTTGTGGGTCATTCATTCTCAATGACTCAGCCACAGAATCCAAGATTGGGTCTAATTTTTGGCGCTGTGTTGGCGTTTTAGTTTCAATAAAGTCAATCAGATTTTTGTATGGCACTTGTTGCAAAGTTTCGCCAGCATTATCTGCTTGTGCATACAACGATTTGTATGCGTCATACTTTTTGGTGTACTCGTCATTGAGTGCCTTGTCAACAATCTTGCCAACAGCACGCATTTGAGTTGGGTCTGCCACTTCAGCGCCAACTTCATTGGTCATGCGCTCAAAGTTCTGAACAATGGCTTTTTGTTGATTTGCTTTAAAACCAGACATTTGTTCAGCCAATTTAGTTTTAGCTTCTTCAGAAATGCCAGTTACTACACCACGCTGAACTTCAGATTCAAACTGTTGTTGTGCTAAGTTTCTGGTGCGTTCACCAGCTGTGGCTGGAATATTTAATCGTTGCAAACGTTCTTGGCGCATCAAGTCTTCAGCTGTACTGGCCGCGCCCATGCCAACCATAGCTGGCTGTTGTTCGCGTGTCATTACATTGGCCAAAGCATTTTGCACTGGCGTTGTTACTTGTCTTGCAATAGGACGAGTAACAGCACCAGCCTGCATCATGGCGGCGGGCGCCAAAGCGTTAATGCTTGTACCAACAGAGCCGATGGTTGGGGGCAAAGCACTTGTAACTGGTTGCAAAAACTCACCAACAGCGCCCAAGGCTTCTCTGGCCGTCTGTGTGCGTGGCTGATATTGCACAGCCTTCATGGCTTCTTGGCCAGCGCGAATGCCTTCTTGAGTGCCATATTTGCCACTGGCCAAAGTGCCAACAGCGCCAACAATTGGAGAAATTAACCCACCACCCAAAGTAGCGCCAAGCGCCAATGGCGTTTCAATCACGCCCATGATGCGGTCACGCATTGACACTTGAGGTGGCTTAACACCAGTCACAACATTCTCAGCGCCAGGTATTGCCGCAGCCGAACCCAACCCAATGGTCTTGTAAAACTCCATCTTGGGAATCTGGCTGTAAAACTTTTGATGCAACGAGTCGGCCAGCTTGACATCTGGCACGGCATCGTATTGCGGATACTGTGCGCGGAACTCTGCAAGTGTTGCCATGATTAAAGTCCTGGTAAGCCCAAAGGATTGTTTGCGGTTGCGCCTGGTAAAACGCCAGCACCACCCATTTGCTTGGCGCCTGGCCCTGCTTGAACTTCCATTGCCTTAATTGCAGTCTTCCGAGCCGCTTGCTTTTGGGCAATTGTGGCAGCGTCATCACCAGGCTTGGGAAAGTAATTCTTTTCCGCAGTCGCAAATTCACTTGCACCAATTGCAGCGCCAGATTCTTTTCGCAAAATGGCTGTAATGAAATTGATCCTTGCTTGAGCCACTTGTTGTTGTTCTGGGCTAAGACCACCCAAAAATCGCGGCAACGCATTAAAGACAGAGCCAGACACATCTTCAAGTTTGTCGCCAATAAATGGCACAAGCCCCACGGCTCCGCTAACTGCGCCTTTGATCAAACCAGTATTTGTTTTCCCTGCGTTTTCTAATGGCTCCAAAATGGCATTGGCTTCTTTCATTCTCATGCCATAAGCCGTGGCGTTACCTTGCGATTCGGTCAGTGCAGTGCCTTTGCCGCGCAATGGCGTTCCAGCCATAGGCGCTGTTGCAGGGGCTTGTTGATCCAACACGCTAGTCATGCCAGGGATTGCTGGCACTCTAGCGCCTGGCATACCAGACGCAGCTGGCGCGGCCATTGGCGCAACAGCTGGTGCAGCACCGCCAATAGATACTGGAAAGGCTTGCAATGTGCGCTTGTTGACACCAACAATTGAGCCGTCTTCAGCTTCTTTAAGTTCAAAGCCTGGGTTAGCTTGTTCCCATGCAAATTTTTGTCGTGCCAAGTTAAGCTGACCTTGACTAGCCATTTCTCCAAATGTTGGCGTTTTAGCTATAGACCCACCAGCAATTGGCATACCGTAACCAGGCAATGCAGGATTGTCTTGAATGCTAACAATCTGACCGCCAATGTCTTGACGAGCAGTTTTTGGCAACATAAAACCAAGTTTGTCTTTGGCATCCAAAATGCCCATGACTGTTTGAACTCTGTATTGTTGATACTGTTCAGGTGTCATATTTTGAATTTTCTGAATATCTGCTGTCGCAGTCTTCATATCAAAAACGCCGTTTCTCATACCTTCAGTAATTTTTTGAATGGCGTCTTGAGGTGTTGGCGCGGAACCAACAGAATTCCATGCAAAATTAAGTTTATCGTTTTTAAGTTTAAATTCTTTTGCTTCTGTTTCAAGGTTAGTTTTTTTGATCAAGCCTCGTTCTTTTTCGCTTGCCAATAATTTGGTTTGAACATCAGGAATCAAATACGCAGCGTTAGATGCAGCCAAATTTTTTAACAAGGTTTGATTATCAATAGCGCCAGTTTCAGGATTAATTGATCTTTTATAGACGTCAGCCAACACGTTTTGTGATTCTTCTTGTCTTCTAGCAGAACCAAGTTGAAATTGCGCCAATGCGTTTTGGTTTTGTGCGTTTTGAATAGCCGCAATCTGGCCATACTGCGCCAACGGGTTGGCCAGTTCAATTTGTCTAACGCCAAGAGAAATGTTTGGATCGAGCGCCATAATTATCTTCCTCCAGGTGGTTGAACCATATACGCTGGAACATTAGAATACCCGCCGGTATTTACCAACTGCATATTTTGATTTCTTTGCAATGCGTCAAGCAACGCATTACCTTGTGTATAGTTCAGGTAAGTACCTAAACCGCCAGTAACTGCGTTGGCCATGCCAACTTGGCCAGCTGCTTGAGCAGCGCCAGCGCCAGTCATTAAGTTGCCTACATTGGTAGCGTAGTTCTGACCAGCTTGGCCAACCAAATTAGTTGATGTTTGACCAATGCCTGCCAATGCGGCCTGTCGGTTATACAACTGGTTTTCACGCGCCACATCTGTGCCATATGATGTTAGCGCTCGATTGAAAGCGTTACCAAACTCTTGCGAACCCATCTCTTGACCGTAGCGTTGCGCTGCTCTTAAAGCGCCGCCAGAGATCAAACCACCACGAGCCGCCGCTTGACGGTCAAGCGCTTTTTGGCCTTCTGCCAAACGGAAAGCATAGCCTGGATCAGCTTGATAATCGCTTGCACCAAATCTAAACGCTGCAGGCACATTACCAGCAGTGCTTTGTAAATTGGCTAGTGCGTTATAACCAGCTTGACGGTAAGGCGCTTGGTCTTCGCGTGTTTGTTCAAATTGACTTCTTTGCACATCAGCAGCTTGTTGCGCTGCACCAGCTTGTGTTTTAGACGCGCTTCTTGACGCTGCTGCTCCCAACAATGCACTGCCAAGAATTGCGGTTCCGGTTCCTATTGCCATGATGTGACCTCTTTGATAAATGTGCGCTCCATTGGTCTAAAGCCAGCGCGGATGTATAGATTTTCCATCTTTTTTGCCCGATTGTCTTCTAATGCAATCATAAATAATGCAGACGCATCTTTATCTTTTGCCCATTGCTCAATCTGCTTAAACATCTGACCGCCAGCGCCGCTACCACGGGAGGCTGGGGTTAGCCACCACCATAACTCTTGTACGACAAGCGCCGAAGGATTGAAGTAAAGAGGGTATACAAGAGCGCCGCATATACCGACAACTTCTTTTTCAATCTCCGCAAGCCAAATACCAACGCTGTCGTTTTGTAGTGACGACAAATAAAACTGTGAGTAGCCAGGCACATCAAAGCCAATTGACCCGTGCATCGGTGACGCAGCGTGAAACGCTTGCGCTAACTTAATGTACTCAGGCAGATCAGCTTCAGTAGCCTTGCGAACAATCATTAGGTCACCTCACGCCCAGAAACGCGAATGTTAATAGCGCTGGCTGTGCCTGCAATTGTACTGATAAAGTCGCCCACGCCAAGCACTTGACCAACCAGTTCAGGGAACGTATAGACCTCAGACGCTTGCAAGGTCTTGGTCTTGGTGATCAAGTTGGTGTTGCCAGCAGAGCCAGCAACAGTGACCAAGTTCACGCTGATCGTGGCGGCAGACGCGCTGATGTTAGTCGCGGTGAACTTGTCGATAATGGCCGTAACGCCAGTCGCGGTGTACTGGGTTGTTTGAGCATTTTCGGCAAATTTAGCCGGTACGAGGACTTTGACGGTGACTGTCATGGTTTACTCCAAGAGAAGGATGTTATTCGGGATGTATTGTGTCATCAACCAATTTGTGCCATCAGACACAAGTGTCGCAGAATCTCCCGAACTTGCCAAGAGAATTGATGTGGTAGCTGCGCCGCCTGCCAAGGGCACTACGTTGCTAGACGCCGACACAAGCGCCCGTACTTGGTAATTCTGAAAGTACAAAACGCGCCCCGTATTGGTTGACGGCGTTGGCAAGGTGACCGTGCAAGTTGAGCCTGACTTATTGTTAATCAGCCAAACTTCAGTTGCCGCAACCGTAAAGTCAGCCGTTTTGGTGACCGGCGCAGAGACAGGCTGTTTGCTGTTAAACGTAGACCAGTCGGTTGAGCTTAACGCACCACGATTGGTTGCCGAGGCCGTAGGCACGTTTAGCGTGATAACCGGTGTTGTTGTACCGTTGGCAACAGTTGATGAAAGGTCTGTGCCAGTTGTGCCCAAAGTCAGCGCGGCCACCGAAGTGACAGTGCCAGAACCTTTGTTGTTAAAGGTTGTCCAGTCAGTACTGGATAAATAACCATTGGCTGATGCTGTGGCTACTGGAATGCTCAATGTGCCTGCTGAGTAACTTAGCGGTGCGCTGACCGTAGTGGCGGCGACTGCTGTGCCGTTGCCATACAAAATACCAGAAATGCTTGTGGTCAGTGTTATGGCTGGCGTGGTGGTAGCGTTTGCCACCGTGCCTGCAAAGCCGTTGGCAGACACCACGGACACGCTGGTGACCGTACCATAAGACAAAACAGGAATGTCAGCAGCCACCAAAGCCCTAAACGTAGGTACTGCCGCCGCGCCAGCCGTAGGGCCAGCCAACACAAAGTTAGCAGTCTTGGCAGCGTAAGGGTTTTGCGTATCACCATAACCAGCCGCAAGGCTAATGTCAGGCGTAGTGCCACCAGACGACACCACGGGCGCTGTGGCCGTCACAGCGGTCACCGTGCCTAGTGTGGATGGGGGTAAAAGACTAAGCGCCTCCAATTGCTTTTGCATTTCGGCAACTTGAGACAACAACGCAGACGATTGTTCGGCCAGTCCAGCCGCTTCAATCTGTTTGGTCAACTCAGCGCTCAGATCAACTGGCGGGGGCTGGGTTTGAACCTCTTGCGCGAGCGCCTGCAAGGCCGCATCGTAAGACGCGAGTAAGGCGTCAGCGCTTGGGCCAACAACATCGTCAACCACAGAAGTCGCTATGTCTTGTAACGACAGAAAGAACAAATACCAGGCGCGATCAATCAGACCCGTGCGAGGGTCAATCAGCGGCACTCGCGGCGGCGTGATCGGCGTTGGTGTAGCGTTAGGGCTAGGCATTTGTTGGACTCAGAATAAGTTCTGCGCCCATGATGGCAATTTTCACAGGGTCAGTGGCAGACACTTCATAAACGCGATCCCGCAGTTTGACAGTCATGCCCAAACGCCGCCAAATTACACGTTTGTAATACTGACCAATTTTGCCCATGGACGCCCAATGCTCGTTTGACCATGTGTGGCCACCATCGTCTGACCAACGAAGCATGACTTGAGGATCAGCGCCTTGGGTTGCAACTGTTTGTTGTTCTGCAATTAAATAATCACTAGCTTCTGTGATTAAAAAATCATCGTTTTCAGTTTGAAGATAGATTACTTCAGGAAGCACATACCCATTCAAACCCACGCCAGACTCGCAGTCTAGTTGCATCATGTGCTGGGTTGTGCGCTTAAGGTTGTTCTGTCCAGTCGGCAACGCACGCCATGAGCGCAGCCATTTCTGAATGCTGCCGTTGTCCGAATAGTCGTCTAGGTCAAACGCATAGATGTTACCGTTTTCAAAGTCGCCCACAACAATCTTGTTGTTAAACGCCATCTGGCAGTTGCCACGATGACGGGTAAACGCGCCATTGTTCCAACCCGCACGCTCATGCCAGGCTTGCGTTGCCGCATCGTAAACCCAAGTCGTATCGGCACTAGGGAAAACTAGAACGTAAAAGCTGTGGCCATCTTGTTGGTATGTGTAGCCAATAGCGTCCGACATGTCAGCGTACTGTTGAATCTGCCACTCAACCGCATGGGTTGAGATACGCACGCCAGTGTAGCCGTTAGCGCGGTAGACAATACCTTGGCCACGGCGGTCACGGCCAAGCCAAAACAGGCCGTTGTCCATTTTGGCCACAGAGTAGGGGGCAGCACAGCCCAATTCGTTAAACGCGCCTTGGATGCGCTGTAAGGGGTAATCCGTTGCACCAACGTCATACCAGACCTCAATCGAGTTTGTGCCAAACGCCCAC